ACGGTGAAGATTACATTATTCCTTTAAGTCATTTAGAATGTATAAATCAAGACAGAAATGTTATTTTTGATTTATTGGCAAATTATGATTTTTGTGTTTTAGACAAGAAAAGCAGCTTACATGCGGCCCCACAACTATCTTATACGGATATACAACATACAATAGCTCCCCTAGACAAACATACAACCCAAGCACACGCATGGTATTACCGAAAATTCCCACATACTAAAGTGAATAAAATGATACCAATCGGAAAACACCTAGAACGCTGTAAACAAAAAACACACAGTATATTCCAAGAGTATCGCGGGAAAACTAATGAATATTATAATTCCACATTGTTGCCTGTCTTACAAAAATTAGAACAAAATGGATTAAAAATAAATAGTAAATTTGACACATATTTTACACCAAAATGTAAAAAATACTCAATAAAAGAAGACCATATATACGGATGCTATAATCCATACACCACAACCGGAAGACCTGTAAATAACTTTAATGGAATAAATTTTGTAGGATTAAAACACGACAACGGAGAAAGAAATTGTTTTGAACCAGACAATGACTTTTTTGTAGAAATGGATTATGATGGCTATCATCCCCGCCTAATCGGCGATATAGTCGACTATCAATTCGCGGGCAATGTACACACCACACTTGCGGAAATTTATTTTAAATCCAAGAAAATAACACCAGCGCAATATAAAGAAAGTAAAACACTTACATTTAAACAAATTTATGGAGGTATAGACAAGGCGAACTTACATCACCCTTTCTTTTCTAAAACACAACAATTTATAGACATTATTTGGGAAGAATTTAATAAAAAAGGAGAAATAAAATGTGGTAGTTATACTATAACAAAAAAAGACCACCCTAAAATACATGCTCAAAAGTTATTTAACTACTACATCCAAGCTACAGAAACAGAAACTAACATTCGTAAAATACAGGTTATACAAGATTATTTAAAAACGAAAAAAACAAAATTAGTTCTTTACATATATGATGCTTTTATATTTGACGTTGCAAAGTCAGATGGTAAACAAACATTGTTAGACTTAGAAAACATACTTAGTGAAAAATTTCCAATCAAAATTAAGGTTGGCAAACACTATGGTGACCTAAGTTAATTTATATTTATAGCTGGACAATTCCAGTTATTTATGAACAACAGATTATATTGTACGTTTACTACACAAAATAATGTTGAAGAAATTACAAACAAGATACAAACATCTTATGTAATTCTCTTTAATAAAATTTTTGTGTTAGAAAGTTTGGATGGTGAAAAAATCATGCTTACGTATAATGTTGATATGGGCAATTCATCAACTAGTGGTATAATAGACAATACAATATTGGTACACAGAAAAAAACAAACAAATACTTTGTACACTATTAATGCACTTAATGAATTAATCAAAAGTTTAAATAATGGGGTTTTAGATAAAAAATTTCCAATTAATTGGAATGATTACCAAAATTGTATCTTACTGATACAAACAGAGGGTTTTAATCGTATAAACACGAAAATAAAAAACATCATAAAACTTTAGTAGAACAATTTGGTTTAGCCAAATATGCTTCGTATATTACACGGAGTAATAAGATATATTATATAAATTTAAAAAAAAAATCGTATGAATTTAGATGAAATCAAGAATCGTTTAAACAAGTTAAACAACAAAGGGGGAGGTGGCTCTAGCGACTTCAAAAACAACTTTTGGAGACCACCAGTAGGTGAAAAATCAGTAGTAAGAATAGTACCTTACGCACACAACAAAGACTTTCCATTTTCGGAATTATACTTTTACTTCGGTATTGGTAAACCAAGAATGATTGCCTTAACTAATTTTGATGAGTCAGATCCAATTATGGAATTTGCAAATCAATTAAGAAAGTCAGGTGACAAAGAAAACATGGAATTAGCTAAAAAGTTATATCCAAAACTTAGAGTTTTTGCTCCTGTAATAGTAAGAGGAGAAGAAGACAAAGGAGTTAGGTTTTATGAATTTGGCAAAATGGTTTATCAAGAACTATTAGGAGTAATGGCTGACGATGATTATGGTGACATTACAGACATCCAAAAAGGACGTGATGTTACAGTTGAAGTAATTCCAGCAGCAGAAACAGGTAAAATGTTTAACACAACAACAATCCGTGTTAAACCAAACCAAACCGCACTAATAGATGATGCTTCAAAAGCAGAAGGACTTTTAACAAATCAAAAGAATTTAGTTTCTCTATTTAAGAAATATTCATTTGAAGAAATGAAAGGTGAATTACAAAGTTACTTAAAACCAGCTGAAGAAGATGGTGGTAAACAAACTGAAGTAAAAGCTGCACCTTCTAAAGGTAAGCAAAATCTAGATAGTAAACTTGACGAATTATTTGATTAATGGCTAAAAAGAAAAAAGAAGATACAAATAGAGATGAACTAACAGGGCTTATTGCAGATTCATTGAACAAAAAGTTCAATAAAACTCATCATAGAGTTGCATATTTCCTAGATGGTAGTGAAGACTCTCCTACCGATGTAAACGATTGGGTTTCCACAGGATCTACAGTGTTAGACCTGGCCATCTCAAATCGCCCTAATGGTGGATTTCCCGTGTCCAAAATCGTTGAAATAACAGGATTAGAACAAAGTGGTAAGTCCCTGTTAGCGTCTCATATTATAGCAAACACACAAAAGAAAGATGGTATTGCGGTATACATTGACACTGAATCATCGCTAAACGCACAGTTTCTACAAGCAATTGGAGTAGATGTTGAAAAAATGGTTTATTTACCATTAGAAACAGTTGAAGACATTATGGATGCAATTGAAAATGTTATCCTTAAAGTTCGAGAAAAGAACCCCAACAAACTTGTAACTATCGTTGTAGATTCAGTAGCCGCAGCTACCACTAAAATTGAGTCAGCCGCTGACTTTGAAAAGGATGGTTATGCCACTCAAAAGGCAATCATTTTATCCAAAGCTATGCGTAAAATTACTAACTTAATTGGTAAGGAAAAAATACTTTTAGTATTCACGAACCAACTAAGACAAAAGATGGGCGCAATGCCATTTGCTGACCAATATACTACTTCAGGAGGTAAAGCCTTACAATTTCATGCATCAGTTAGATTAAGACTCAAACAAGTTGGGAAACTTAAAGAGAAAATCAATGGGGTGGATGAAGTTGTAGGTTCCGAAGTTGAAGCTATAGTAGTTAAAAATAGAATGGGTCCACCAAACCGTAAAATTCGATACAATGTCTTCTACAGACAAGGTATAGACAATTATGGTGGTTGGTTAAAATTGATGAAAAACTATAAAGTTTGTAAACAATCAGGCCCAATTTGTAAATACACAGACACCGAAACAGGTGAAATAGTAACTTTTTCAGGTAAAGAATTAGAATCTTTATGTAAAGAAAGACCGGAAATCAAAGATGCTATGTATAGAGACACTTGTGAAGCTTATGTTATGAAATATCAACATGAAGACCCACAAGAATTAGATCCAGACATTGAAATTGATGAAAATCTTTCATAATGGAGGACATATTCAGTTTATTAGATAACGTTCAAAAGAACGATTCTTTAAATGTTAATGATAGAGTACTAATTGTAGATGGATTAAATTTATATTTAAGAGTATTTGCAGTAAATGGTGCTTTAAATGACAATGGAGTCCCAGTAGGTGGTTTAACAGGTTTTTTAAGATCTTTAGCTTATGCTATTAGAGAAGTAAACCCAACTAGAGTAATCATAGTTTATGATGGAGCTGGGGGTAGTCAACGTAGAAGAAAAATACACCCTGACTATAAAGCCAACAGAAAACCAGGTAAACGAATTACTAGGTGGGATGCATTTAAAAATGCTACTGAAGAAAAAGAATCAATGAAAATTCAATTTTCAAGATTAATTGAATATTTAGATTTTCTTCCAATTAATGTTATTTCAATAGACAAAATAGAAGCAGATGATACTATTGCTTACATTGCACACACATTATTAGACAAAGAAGTTACTATAATGTCTGCAGATCAAGATTTTTTACAATTAGTAAACGATAGAATCACTGTGTGGAGCCCAACTAAAAAGAAGTTTTATACCCCTCGAATGGTAGAAGCTGATTATGGGATACCGGCTCACAATTTTTTAATGTATAAAGTTTTAATGGGTGACAAATCTGACAACATCGAAGGTGTTAAAGGATTAGGACCTAAAAAATTACCTAAAATAGTTCCAGATCTTTTTACTCAAAACACCCTTGATCTTGATTTCATTCTGGAACATGCGGGTAAAGGAGAAGAACCTATGCATAAAAGAATTAGTGAGTCGGCATACCAACTCCAACTAAATGAAGAATTAATGGATTTAAAAAACCCACCAGTATCTGGAGAATTAAAATTAAAAATAGCTAGATTAATAGAGGCGCCAATAAATTTGCTTTCCCGAAATGACTTTATTATAATGTATAATGATGATCAATTAGGAAATGCTATTAATATACCTGATTTATGGTTAAAAGAACATTTTATTAAGTTAAATACATTAGCAAAACAAACACATGAGTAAATTAACCCAATATGGACATTCATTTCAGACTAAAGCCATTGGGATTCTGATAACTGACAGAGATTTTCTACAACAAATTGCAGATATAGTTTCTCCAGATTATTTTGACAATGATGCTGGTAAATGGATTATTCGTAAAACACTCAGTTATTATAACGAATATAAAACAGTTCCTACAATGGAAGTGTTTAAAGTAGAACTTGAAAATTTAAATAAAGAATTACAAAATGTAGCTGTAAAAGATTTACTTAAACAAGCATATAAAGCATCAAAAGCAACAGATTTAGCTTATGTAAAAGACACGTTTTTAGACTTTTGTAAAAATCAAACATTAAAAGGTGCACTAATGAAGTCAGTTGACCTATTAGAATTAGGAGATTATGATGACATTAGAAACTTAATTGATGGTGCTTTAAAAGCAGGAACTGAAAGAGATATAGGTCACGAGTATATAACTGAAATAGAAGATCGATTTAGAGAAGAAGCTAGAAATACTATTGCTACACCTTGGCCACTTATTAATAATCTTTTAGGTAATGGTTTAGGACAAGGCGATTTAGGTTTAATAGCAGGAGGACCCGGTGGGGGTAAATCATGGGCTTTAATAGCATTAGGTGCTCAAGCTGTAAAATTAGGCTATACAGTTATACATTATACACTAGAGTTAAGTGAAAAATATGTAGGTAGAAGATATGATGCTTGTTTTACTGAAATACCTGTAGGAGATATTACTAATTTTAAAAAAGAAGTAACAGAAAATTTATCAACCTTACGAGGTGGTCTTTACATTAGAGAATACCCAGCAGGACAAGCAACTGTGAATACTATACATGCACATTTAGAAAAATGTATTCAACAAGATATACAACCAGATTTAATTATTGTTGATTACGCTGATTTACTTACTTCTAAATCAAGTAAAGAAAAAAGAGACAAATTAGATGACATTTATACTAGTTTGCGTGGTTTAGCTACTACAATGAAGGTACCTATTTGGACAGCTTCACAAGTAAATAGATCAGGAGCAAGAGAAGATATCATTCAAGGAGATAGAATGGCTGAAAGTTATTCTAAAATGATGATTACTGACTTTGCAATGTCTTTAGCTAGAAGTGCTGAAGACAAAGAAAATGGCACTGGGAGGTGGCATATTATGAAAAACAGATATGGAGCAGATGGTATAACTTATGATTCAGTTATGAATACTGCAATAGGAAAAATTGAAATAAACATGAGAGGAAACAACAGATCGCAACAAACCAACAGTGAAGATCTTTCGCCGGCACAGCGAAGAAGAGGACAAAGAGCTTCCAACGAATTTTTTGGGTTTTCGTAGGTTTTGTTTATATATATTGTATTTATCTCCACACAAAGGGGTTATCCCTTTTTTTTGACCTTAATAAACTAATTTTTAAAAGAAAATAATAAATGAACATTACACAAGAAATTTTATCAGACATCGTAGTATACAACAAATATGCAAAATATGTTCCTAAAAAACAAAGAAGGGAAACTTGGAGGGAATTAGTTACTAGAAATAAAAAGATGCATCAAGAAAACTTCCCCCAATTAAAGGAAGAAATCGAAGATGTTTATAAAATGGTATATGATAAAAAAGTTTTACCTTCAATGCGTAGTTTACAATTCGCAGGAAAACCTATTGCTATAAACAATGCAAGAATATTTAATTGTTCATTTTTACCCATTGATGATCATAGAGCATTTAGTGAAACAATGTTTTTATTATTATCAGGATGTGGGGTTGGTTTTTCAGTTCAAAAACACCACGTTGATAAATTACCTGAAATTCGTAAAGCGGTAAAAGAAAAAAGATTTTTAGTTGGTGATTCGATTGAGGGGTGGGCAGACGCAGTAAGAGCAATTATGAAAGCTTATTTAGGTAAAACTAAAATAATGCCCATTTTTGATTATAGAGACATTAGACCAAAAGGATCAGAATTAATTACTGTAGGAGGAAAAGCACCAGGACCAGAACCATTAAAAGAATGTTTATTCCAAATCCAAAAAGTATTAGACAGAAAAAAAGATGGAGAACAATTAAACCCTATTGAAGCACATGATATTATTTGCCACATTGCAGATGCTGTATTGTCTGGGGGTATTCGTAGAGCAGCATTAATTTCTTTGTTTGATTTACATGATAATGAAATGTTAACTTCAAAACATGGTTCTTGGTGGGAATTAAACCCACAAAGAGGTAGAGCTAACAATTCAGCTGTAGTTATTCGTCATAAAGTTAGAAAAAAAGATTTTATAGGGTTATGGGATAAAATTGTTGCAAGTAATTCAGGTGAACCTGGAGTGTATTTTTCAAATGATAAAGATTGGGGCACGAACCCATGTTGTGAAATTGCATTAAGACCATTTCAGTTTTGTAATCTAACAGAAGTTAACGTATCTAACGTAAAATCCCAAGAAGATTTAAATGAAAGAGTAAAAGCTGGTGCGTTTTTAGGAACTTTACAAGCAAGTTACACAGATTTTCATTATTTACGTTCTATTTGGCAAAAAACAACAGAAAAAGACGCACTTGCGGGAGTAGGAATGACAGGAATTGCAAGTGGTGCAGTTTTAAAATTAGATTTAGAAGAAGCAGCCAACCATGCTAAAAAAACCAACGAAGAAATTGCAAAAATTATAGGAATTAAAAAAGCATCCCGTGTAACAACAGTAAAACCTTCAGGAACTAGTTCATTAGTATTAGGAACTTCATCAGGAATTCACGCTTGGCACAATGATTTTTATGTAAGACGTATGAGATTAGGTAAAAATGAAGCAATTTATAAATATCTTGCAACCAACCACCCAGAATTAGTAGAAGATGACTTTTTTAAACCAGAATTACAAGCAGTTGTGTCAGTTCCACAAAAATCTCCAGAAGGAGCAATTTATAGAACAGAAAGTGCATTTGATTTATTAGAAAGAACTAAAAAATTCAATATGGAATGGGTAAAAGGTGGACACAGAAAAGGATCTAATTCAAACAACGTTTCAGCTACAATTTCTGTAAAACAGGATGAGTGGGAAGATGTAGGAAAGTGGATGTGGAAATTTAAAGATACATTTAATGGATTAGCTGTTTTACCTTACGACAACGGTTCATACACTCAAGCCCCTTTTGAAGATATTACAGAAGAAAAGTTTTTAGAAATGGAAAGTCATTTAAATAAAATAAATTTAAAACAAATAGTTGAAGTAACCGACGAAACAGATTTAAAAGACCAAGCTGCTTGTGCAGGGGGGGCATGTGAGATAGTATAATGAGAAAAGATGATTGGATAACTAGATTATATTACGAAAAGTTAAATGATAAACCAACAAATAATAGAAATTCAAGGAAAATTATTCCAAGTAAAAAGAAAGTTTCCAGAAAAAAGAATTAATCTCGAAGTAGAAGATGGAGTAAAAATATTAAAACAGTATTACCATTGTGATACAATGTTTAAAGCACAAGGTCTTCTATGGTTATGTAATGAAATAAAAGAAATAGAATATGAAGAAATCTAAAAAACCAGAAATTACCCCAGAACAATTAATGGGGGATTTTGATAAAATAATGGAATTAGTTAATAAATTAGAAGGTCAAGATTTATCTAAAATAAATACATCAGAATTTGAAGAACAAACTGAACAATTAAAAAAAGAAATAGAAAATAAATATAATCCAATTATAAAAAAATTAAACAAAAATTTGGATTCCAAAAAATAAATTAATATATAAAGGTTATGGCAAAATATCAATCAACAAAAGTGTTCGACAACTACTCAGTTGCACTTAGACAACACAAAGCAGCACATTCACATTGTGAATTACTTCATGGATATGCTTTAAAATTTAAAGTATGGTTTGAATCAAATGAACCACTAGAAGAAGACCAATTAGACGAAATGAATTGGATTATGGATTATGGGGGTTTTAA